AGAAGCCCCGCCCAAGCTGGAAACAAGAACTGCTCTTGAACTTGTCCCTGCAGATGCATCCCAATAATAAAGCTGACCACTGCGGACACAAGCCAGCAGATCCTCTCCCCAAAGAGGCGTCGTCCACTGAGAGATCTGAAGGGTAGCGACTGACGAAGTTCTTGGTGTGCCCCACGTACTTGCCCCCCAAGTACCAGCCCCCCAGCCATATGCGGCAGCGGCAGTAGCTATCCCAAGACCTTCGTCAGCGCCAATAAGGTGGCTCGCCGTTACACTTCCACCACCAGAGCCACTGGCGTTCGCTGCCTCCCCGGTTTCAATTGTGTACGAATCAGCATCAACATAAGTTATCTGAAATCCAGAGTAACGATTTAGAGTGTCTGCTGCTATGCCATTGACTGCTGAGGCTCCGGAGAAAACAACAAAATCCCCATCACTCATGCCATGCCCAGTGTCCGCAACTGTGACAACACTTTCTGTATCAACAGTCGTGAACGGGTCAGTCAGAGATGCAGCAGCATTGGCGAGTGGTGTTATGTCAAATATGCCACCGTCGCGTATAATATAAAGGTGATTGGAGGTCCCGACAGAGATATTGTCGTCACCATCGAGATCTCGCCAATAATTTATCTGTCTCGGGACCCCTTGAAGGGCTGCAGCAGTCGTTGAGACTCCGCCAGCAGAGTCTAGGGAATATATAGGCTCATTTTCCCAGCCACCGATTTTGGTGGCATAGCCATTACGGAAGCGAACATTATCCCCGTCAACCCAGAAAGGGCCATTTTTGCCAGCAGAGTAGGGTGTGATATCTTTGACAATACCTGCTTTGATCTGAATCAAATTAAGAGGCATTATGCCAAACTCCTGATCCTTCTCTCTAGGCGAGAGGCTCTGCTGGTTACTTGCTTATACCACCTGCTGTCGACCATCTGGTTAGCCATTTCTGGCCAGTCATGCTGGTTTGCTGCTGCAACCATCTTACTGAATTTTGACAATCTAGGAAAGCCAAGATTGAACATCATGTTGGCGATGACGAGTTGTGCCTCTTCCGGGAGGCCATCGAAGTCATCACACAACTTATGACAATCAGAAATCACAGACTCTATGTCTTTTTTGAATGCTTGCCGGACACGCTCGTAAGATACAGCAGTGCCAACTTCTTTGCCGAACTCTGGGTCATTTTCAGTTATCAGGTGTCCGATGCCAAATGTCGGATATCCGAGGTGATCAAGATAGATCTCTGCTACGAAGCCTTCGTCTTCTTCGAGGTCGGACATCAACCGTTCAATATTCATCTTTTTGCCTTTTCCCTTTTCCAAGAGAGGAACTCTGCGCCCTCTTCAAGATCAGCGAACGCACTGATCCGTCGGACCTCATTCTCCTCCTCCGGGTCTATGACGAACAGAATTGTGGAGCCATACTCATCCCTGTGGAAGTTATGTCGGGTCGCATACTCGTCGATCCACTTGTACCCACGAGCCCTCGCCATCCACACAACGCGACCATCATCCATCTCTTCTTGAGTCATTCCCCAAGTATGGTAGTGGCCAGCGACATAAATGTCAGCATCCTCATCCCACAGAGCTGCTCGCTTCTGACCGTGTAAACGGTTGTAAATTGAAGTCCCTTTGTGATTGTGAGCTGCATCGATCCTAACTTCACCTCCGCCGGGGAAACAAAGTTTGAACTTGGCTCGCCAATCTATCATAGGTATCTGAGCGACATTCTCTGATTTCAAGAAAGTTGCGAACTCACTGTGCATTGTGTCGTGGTTTCCATGGAGCCAGACAGCCCAAGGGATGCCAGCTTCTTTCAAGAACCACCTAGCCAGCTTCCGCTCTGTTGGCCGACTAATATCTGATTCTGCATAAAGGTGAACCAGCCTACCCCAGTTGTCTGCTGTGTCACCGATGTTGACAGCGAGCATGCCCTCGGTGTTTCGCAGTATGTCCACATCCCTGCGCAGCAGCGGTATGTTGCAACTCGTTCCTAAATGCGGATCACCCACTACAGCTAGGCCAATTGGTCCGGGAACTTTTATTTTAACTTCGAACCAAGTTTTGGCATCTTCATTCCTTAGCTTCTTTTCAAACCTTTTGGAAAGATGATCAAGGACTTCTTCAGTAGAGATATCATCATCAGGGAAAACTGGCAAATCAAAAGTTTCATTTGAAGTTTGGCCTTCAATATTTTCAGAACCTTTGTAAAGAGACCAGTTAGGAGAACGGAAAACACGTTCAGATGCGGCCAACCTGCCATTTGCACTTGAAGATCGCACACCTAGGTCAGCAGCTGCTGACGCGACAGCACCCTTGAGTCCATTAACATAAATTCCAGGAGGAGGGTGTCCTTCCTGAAGTTTTTTTTCAACAAGAAGTATGAACTCTTCTGCTACTTTTTTGCTTATTCCGGGATTTGGCATATCATCCTTGACCGCGATATTTTTTCCAACTTCTCTTTTTGTGTTTGTTCTTAGGTTTTGAGTTAGAGCCACGCCCAATGCTGGTGGAGTGCTTAACGCCAAGAGGCTTCCACTCAGAAACGCCAATACCTCGTGTTTTAGTAGCCATCACTTACTCACCGATTTGTACTTTTCAAACGTCCGTAGGCCGCCGAGGCCCAACATGCCCATGAGGACAGGCATCATCTGCGACATATCGAGTGAAGGCAGCTCGACTAGATTGCCGGTCTGCGCCAGTGTGAAAACCAGAACGGGCTGCGCGATATAGTTCCAAGCGAGTGCAACGCCGCATGACCAACCGATGAACGGACGCCATCCAGCCACAAATATGCTGCGGTGTGCTGCCTCGGTCTTATTGATATCAAGCTGTGCCAAATCAATCTTGGCAAGGTGCTCCGTTAACTGCGCTTCAATCTTGCGCTCTGCTTCTGCTCGCTTCTTTGGGTCTTCCGGCAGGAACGAACCTACCACATCTTTTACCAGCGGTAGTACCGCCGGGAGTAACGCGCCGATCATACGCCTTTCCTTTCGCTAGCAATGGGCGGATGCGCTCCGTTGTGCAGCTTGTGCATCCTGTCTGCTTCAGACTTTAGATACGCAACATCAGCTAGAATATTGGCTATCTGCATGTGATCCCGGCGTAGGTTTTCCGGGCTGTTCATCTTTGCCAGTATATCGAGGCGCTGCTTAATCACACTCTCAGCGTTTTCGAGGTGGTCTATTCGCTGATCTATCTTGCGGAGTCGAGCCTCAATATCACTCAGGGTGTCCTGAATAACCTTGATCTGCATTTTACCGACCGCAGCTGCCCCTGCCACGCTAAAGAGTATTCCGCCCAACGTAACAATCAGGCGAATATCTATTGCGCCGTCCATGTTAGCGCGCTCTGTTGCGCCACCAATCGTGGATGCGGATGCACGTCCACACGATGCTGATCGCCGCAGCAATGGGTGGTAACCATTCGGTAAGCGTGCCGATGACGAGAGCGAGACTAGCCGCGTCGATTAGGTCTTTGTGCGGGTCCATCATGCTGCCTTGCCTCGCTTAATTTTGCCAACCATGCTTGGAGCGGTACACCATTGCGTATTTCGCTGGAACCATACCGTCCAAGTGTCACGAGACAAATATAGACGCATTGCAACGCCACTACTCGTCTCTAGTTCAAACGCAAGTTCCTCGCCCGCATTGCGCGCTGCCTCATCTGCCGCTGCCGTATCTGGCACGCACGCAATCTGCTGCTGTGCGGCAAGCGGCGTTGCGAATAGGCACGCGGCTATGACGAGCGCGCCACACATTAGATCGGATCAGGCCAATTATAGATCGGTGCGTTACCTGTCGCGTTTCCGTCTGCGTCGGTCGGGACGACGAACAGCGCTTTGAACGCATCCAGATCCGCACACGCTGAAATCTGACCTTCGATGATGCCCGCCGCCAAGCGGACCTCGTCGCGGTAGGTCTGGATGTCGGCGGGGACCGCCGCGCCCGTGTCCTGCTTGCGGATGTACGCCCAATCCGTCTGTGCCAGAAGCGAACCCTGCGTCTGCTTCGTCTGTGCTATCCAGTTCGACTTCAGACCCTTGGTGACGATTTGCACACCGTCAGCGTCCAGCATCGGGTCGCCGTTCTCGTCAACCTCGTTGACATCTTCCAGTGCACGTTCAGTGCTGGTGTAGCTGCCGTCGGCGTTCTGAGTCACCCAGTAGAACCGCTCATCTGGTTTTGTCTGAGGGGCGACCCAGACAAGAGCGTGGGCAATCTTCTCAGCCTCAGACCAAATCGACCAGTTAGCTGGATGTTGCGTCCCGTTATCATCGGTCCATGCCCGACCTTCACGGATACGTTTTCCGTTATATGTCCACATTGTCTTCTCCTATCGAGCCGGGACGGGGGCGACACCATCGCCGCCAAAGGGGTGTTCGGCAAATGCCATGAAGATGTGTGTTGCACCATTGGTGTTTGTAGTTCCATTAGCGTTTCGCACCTTAAAACCATTGGACAACAGGTCCATGTCGCGTCCCGTTAATTCAGTACCATTTGTATCTGCATATAATCCGAGATCAGTTTCGTTATAGCCGGGCCGCTCACTGTCAAAAATTTCCCAAGAGTCTGTTGCAGTTGTTTTCTTGATTAGCAAAAAAGAAGGTCTAAACCCGCACCAAACAAACGGGCCCTCTGACGAGCCGTTGCCGGTGTATTTGCCGATTTTGCTATAGCCTTCAACTTCTGCCCAGCAATAGGCCACATAATCAACACCAGACCCATTAACCTGCGCATCGGTATTAACCGTAAAGACACTGCTGGTTGCGTCAGTGTTGTTCCAGTAGACACTAGAGGCCGCTACAGAAGATGTTTCGTTTAGCTTGAGCCGATACTGACCGCCGTATCCCGTCGAAGTGCCGGGATAAACGCCCCAACTATCTACGTTGGTGCGACCCTTAATCGCAATAAATTGCGGCTCTGCGCCAAGACCATGACCAACAGTGGCAGCGCTGCCAGTCCCTGTATAAGTAACAACGCTAAACCCAGCCGTGGTATTAGCCGATACCGTGCTGGTGATGCTGCCATCGCTGTTCGACGCCGTGCCGTTAGCGGCTAACCATTGCCATGCTGCTGCCGTAATTCCAGACTGGTTTACGTTGTTCCAAACGTTACCGTCCCCACTTAGCGTAAAGCCGTCTGGGTCGAGGCCGGTAATGCCGCCTGTTCCAATAAGTTCTGATGATGTGCCGTTAGGATAAAGGGCAAGGGGTGCACCACGGACCGCGTCGGTAAGGACGTGATTGTCGGTTTTATTACGCTGTTTGATCCAAACAACGTCAGGCTGGAACGTCGAATTTTCAATCTGATTTACCTCTAGTTCAGCGCCCGTTCCGGTAAACAGCGTGGTCTGGAAGTACGCCGAGCCGTCAGCGATTGTAGGTATGGGCAGGTTGGCGGTGGACAGGGCTTTGTATCCTGCTGTTGGAGTGCCGATAAAAGGTTGCTGCCCGAAATTGACTCCCCACTTTGCGTTGTTTCCGTAAACAGATGGAAAATAATCTCGCGTTCCGTCGTTTAATCCAGAAATACTAATAGAGCCTTGGCTTGTCCCGTTCTTGAAAAATTCAATAGTGGAAGCTGTGAAGTCGGTTTCAACACGAATTACATCACCGTTGGTGTAGGAGGCTCCATATGAGCTTACGGTAGGTGCACCTGTTCCAGACGTAGAACTAACGTACTTATTGCCATTGGAACTATAAAAAACATTCGGACCTTGAGTTGTAAGATTATTTAAGTCTACATTAGCTGCACTCCACCCAACATAAGCAGAGCCGCCAACCGCTGTTAAAAGGGTTGCCTCAAAAACCCACTTGCCGCCGCCGAGAGTATCGCCAAAAGCACTACGAGCCGCATTACCAATCTTGTAATCTAATTCAAGATTGCCATTAGAAACGCCGACAGTCGTGTAAGTAGTAGCCCTTCTGTCGAGAGGGTTTAAAGTCGCATAGTTATCAGTCGGCGTGTCAGTGACCTGATCGTCGCTGGTCAGCCCTGACGATGTGAAGTCGTTGCCGTTGCCACTCTCGTCCGCACCTAGATTAGCGGAGTCAGCGCCAGTAATGTAAAAGCCGTTGTTGCCATATGTCCCGGCATATGCCTTCGGAATCCACACGCCGTCGTCGTTGTACTCAGCGAAGTTAGTAGGGGACAATGCTTGGCCGTCGATACCGTGAGTTTCGGCCAAATAAAGATCGCTGTTACTGCCTCCAGTAGTACTGCCACCAATAGAGTGAATAATGTTGGTGAAGAAATTATACGTTGTGTCCGAGACAGAGGCGGTTCCAATGCTTTCGTTGTTCACATACAGCGTGACGGCACCGTTCGCAAAAGTCGCAACGATGTGATACCACGCAGAAACATCCCGAAACACTTGAGTGGTCGTGATGTCCCAACTTGTTGATGCGCGAAAACGAATTTTATCCGTAGATTCAAATCGAATATAATACGCGGCGGCACTTGCACCGGAATTAAAAAACCACTGTTCCGTTCCTAAGTTGCATCGCTTGATCCATGCAGAAAACGTCCAGTTTGTCGCGTCGGTCGGCGTTCCAAAAGTACGAGACAGATACGCGGAATCATTGTCGTTAAACCGGATCGACTGATCGATGGTGTAGCCACCACCGGCACCTGCTGCACCTGCAATAATGTCGTTTTGAAATACCATCACGCGGCCTTAGAGTTATCTTTGAGGGAGCTAGTAAGCATACCCAAGAACGCCTCTTTGCCGACCTGTAGTTGGTCAAGATTGAACTGCGCTGAAGCAAGTTTACGATCCAGATCGGCAATGTGGTTGACCATCATCTGCTGCTCTGCCGTCATGTCTTCGTACTGATACTCAACGTCGTCGATGATAACGGGGGTCTTTTCATTTTTTCCCATTTTTCGCTCCTATGTTATGTGGCGGTTAAGCTGCCCACGGGGTGCCACTGCCCTCCGTAGGATTTTCAATAGCCTGAAGCTGCGCGGCTACATTCGCCTCAATAGAGGCAACCTCGTCGGCACCAATGGCATCCTTGGTCCACTGGATTGCCTGTTCTTCGGTGATGTCAGCATACGGGGTAAAGTTTGATAGATCGTCTGTCGGGATTACTACGGACCCGTAGACCCGTGCCTGATTACCGGAGGCATCTTCATCGATGCACTGCCAGTGAGAGTTGTTAACTACATCAGTATGACCATCCTCAGACAGAGCGTAATCAAGTTGTACGATAGACCAAGTAATAGCCATCGGTACTCTCCTAGCTTAGGTTAAGTGTTGCCACAGCGTGTATGGACGTTCCTGTCCTGACGATGTAGTCGATTCGATCAACAGCACCGGCTGCTGTGGATAGTGTAGGCGCTGTACCCCCGGCAAAGTCCCAGTACGAGCCGAACGACAGTGTACGACTGCCTGTTCCGTCCTGTGTTACAAAGATTGAACCTGTCTGACCCGCATCAATGTTAGACGGATTTGCCAGTGTGCGGTTGCCACCCAGCGTTACTGCAAAGTTCTGGGCTGCGTCAAAGTCAGGCGTAATAGTTGCGCCGTCTGTCAGGCTGGTAATTGTTGCGCGGGCTGACTTGGTAATTTCAAGCTGTTTGGCAGGGCTGTTCGTCCCAATACCCACATTGCCGCTGCTGTCGATACGTATGGCTTCTACGCCACTCGTGACAAACTGCAAAAAGTTGGAAGAATTGGACCCAGAAATACGATTGTTGGTCCCGCCCCATTGAAGGGTGTAACCATCGTTTAGACGAATATCTCCAGCCGAGACATCCAGTTTCTTTGCAGGACTGCTTGTTCCAATACCGACATTACCGCTGCCGTCGATGCGCATACGTTCTGAACCTGCGGTATCAAACTCAAGTATTTGACTGGAGGAATTAACGCTAATTCTTGCCCGTGGCGTAGTGATATTTTCATAGCGCCATTCAATAGCCCCTCTAGCGCCTGTAGCCCCGCCATTATTAAGAACCACAACGGCATTGTGGGTGGTATTATTGGATGCACCGATATGAAGCTGTTCTGCGGGGGACGAATTGCCAATACCGACATTGTTGCTGCTGTTGATAGTGACAGCCGTGCTGCTGGCATTGTCGTCAATGCCGGTCGAGGTAAATGTCGTAAACGTACCCGCAGCCGCAGACGATCCGCCGATCACCGTGCCGTCGATTGTGCCACTCGTAATATCAACGTCTTGGTCTGCGAGAGCATCGTAAACAGCTGCACCAGCACCAGCACCATCTGTAACGATGATCTTGTTACCGCCGTTAGGGACAGTTACATTTGCCCCTGAGCCTTGGCTGATGGAAATAGACTGACCGCCAGTGGTGGCATTCTCGATGATCCAAAGTTTAGAAACCGTATTTGGAGCGAGAGTTATCGTCCGGGTTGTCGTAAGAGAAGCACTAGAAGTAATTTTAAGATAGATAGACCTAACTTCATCAGCACTACCATCCGACATTGTGATGGTTGCGTCTGCATCAGAAGCTAAATCCTCAGTCCCGTAGCTGAATGCTGAGGCGATCAGCTCTAGGTTGGTGTTTGTGATTGTCCCCCACGTCCCTGACTTCTCGCCAGTGGCCATTTCCTCAAGACGTAGGTCATTGACGTATGTGCTGGGCATGGTTTAAGTCCTCAGTCGATCCGGATAATTGCCGTCGCTCCCGCAGCTGGGAAAACGATCCGGAAGGTGCCGGAAGAAACGGTGAAATCGCCGCCAAAATCAAGAACAGCGATAGATTGGTTTGAAGCAGTGCTGTTATAAATCAGAGCACCACGAGCCGTGAACGACGCAGAAGTCCACTCAGGATCATCGAAATCAACATAGGCAGTCGTTCCGCTAGTCCCAATAGTCGCGCCAGTCAGGGTTACGCCACCAGCGCTGTAGCCAGTGCCGGAGACTTCGTTGGTTGCGGTGTATGCTGTGGTTGAAGCATCGAGAGTCGCAGAAGAAGTATAAAGCGCAATCTTGATTACATCCGTATCAAGATCCTGCTCCTTCTGGAAAAGGTCCTCTTTGAAAGAGGTGCACATAGCTTGGGTGATGGCCATTATATGCCTCCGTTGTATTCAGCAGTATAATTCCTAGCCATCTCTTGCTGAAACAGCTGGACGGACTCGTCGAACTGAGTCTTATACAAGTTTAGCGTTTCTGCTGCTTTAAGAAAAGCAGAACTTTCGTAGAGGCAGGCAGAGAGAAGGACATTCTCTGCATTATCACTGATCCATGTGTTAGGATTGCCGGAAGAAATGCCTGCTCCCGGAGCAAAGAAATCAACCTGATAAGTTAATGCTGCGCTGGGGGTAGGTGCGAGCGTAACTGTGATCCCAGATGTTCCAGCAGACTTTGTGCTGTACATTATTGGGGTGCCTGTCGTGCTTGAATTAGGCCAATAGTCTCTGAGATAAGAATCAATCCTGTGATCAAGGTAAGAAACTTCTCCAGAGATGGTCACTGAAAATTGCCTAATCATCCTCGCACTAGCAACTGTATAATCAGCAGTCCCTATAACAAGAGACCCGGAAGATGTCTGGCGGAAACAGGGAAGCTGCGGGAGCCTCTGAAAGATCATGGCTTCAGCCTGATCAATGATCTGATCAATGGAATCAGAAAACTCAGTTGAGTCGTCTTCCATAAAATCTTTGATATTATCTACGAGTGTCGTGTAATTCATCATTCACCCCAAGCATCTTCGCCCCAAGCACCCTCACCCCAAGCAGGATTTGTCACTATGGAAACAGTTCCAATCTGCCCCGAGCCAGAAAGTCCAGTTTCTACGACAATAGACTCTGAAGTTTCTGTACCTGTCGTGCCTGTTCCGCCAACGCCAGAAATTCCTGTCACAATCAGAGTGACATTTCCGTTGCCAGTTACGCCAAATCCTTCAACAGCACCAGTTCCGGCAACGCCAGACGGATTCAATTCAGATTCAGGAGTTTCAGACCCAACAGCGCCCGTCCCGGCGACACCAGTTTCAATTATTTCAGTTTCTGGAGTTTCAGACCCAACAGCACCAGTGCCTGCGACGCCTGTTTCTAAGATCTCGGACTCAAGAACCTCTGTGCCTGTCGTGCCTGTGCCTGAAACTCCTGTTACGTTGGCGTCAATGGTTATCGCCAGAGTTACTGTGCCGACAGCACCCGTTCCTGCGACGCCAGTTTCAGTAACTTCAGCATTTCCGAAGACAGAAATTACACCGAGAGAGCCTTTGCCAGCGACGCCAACTCCAGGACGCTGGTTCCTGTCGAGCATGAAGTCGTAGGTATA